AAGTTTTTTTTCGACCTGTCTGGACCAGTACATAAAGGAACATGGATAGACCTGCTCGAGAACATTTAAAATTCAGTAAAGCAAACACCAAAAACGAAATTAGAGAAATGAGAATTTACAAAGATGATACTGCTGATGGATTATGTTTTAGCGAAATCAATGTTGGATGCACCTCCTCCACCCCGAAAATGTCACTTTCTGATTATTTTAGCTCAGTTAGTTGCTCTTTTGATGGCGAAATGCGTATACCTGACGTGCCTTTGAAGATGTATGGCGATCTCCACTTCCACGAACAATTCACTAATGACGTAGATTTAGATTTATTATGTTGGCAATTGCTTAGTTCAAATCAAGATTCACGAGCATTGTGCGTCAATATTTTACGAATGGTTACTTCACTCTCTCTTGGCAACGCTTTCATATCTGAAGGTAGATATCATTATGCTATTGACACAACCGAACAAACTAGTGCTGAAGATGCTGATGCTTTAAGGTTTCTAGCTCGCATTGCAAAAATAGTAATCAAAAATGACGTTGAGAAAACTGATTTAGTAGCCGCCCAACAAACATTGATTTATTACTATTTTGGAAATAGTTATCAAGGAATTCATTTAAATTGGGATTCTAAATCTAGTCAACAGAGTATTCACGGTTACTCTACTTCTGAAGTTTGTCTTGATCACTACATTCGCATGAAAATCGATCTTTTCAAAGGTCTTCGTTCCAAAAATCTCGTTTATGGTGGTAATTACCAACTAGTATATCAAGCTTTATTTTATTATTATATTGTTACAAATGGTAGATTTTCAAGTGGTTTTAATGTTCGTAAAGATAGTATTAAAAGCTATTTTGTCCCCAATGATGATCCAAGTGTTTGTAATGTTACTCCCCGTAAGCCAAGTTTAAGTTTAATGTTTATTAGAGCTCTTCTAGTCATCGCGTTGATTAAAGATTACAGTCCAGTAAAAGAAATACCCAGATACCTTCGACAATTAGAAGTAGAAAATCCTTTGAATAATACCTGTTTAATCACTGACAATGGCTTGAGATCAGAAGTTCCAATTAATGCAAACTCTTCTAGCACAGCTGCTCCTACTGAGTTGCCTGTCTTTTCATCTCCTTCTGCTTAATCTTGTTCTCCTCCACTTTTATTCGCAATTAAAATTCCAAAATTTGTTTTAAATGAATTACACTTTAGGTGATCATTACGCTTCGATGTATCGTTCTGCTCCTTTAGAATTTGATCCTCATGACCCCGAAATTAATCTTGTCAATCAAGAGTTTGATGAAGATGATTATACAGACTTAGATGTGAATTTACTATCTGATGACCTTAGCCGTTTGAATTTAATCGCTACTAGAATTAAAAACGCTCCTGAATACACTGCTGAAATTTTTGATTCATTCGACGTTCCTTTACCTTTTGCTGAGTTGCTTGATCAGGAGATAGGAGAAGAGTGGTGTGACACTAGTAATTTCATGGATTTACGCATTGTTGAAGATGAAAATGATTTTGAATTTGTAAGCTCACATATCACTCGTCATTTGCTAATAGTTTTAAATTCTAATCCTAATGTCTTATGGACATCTACTTGTCTATTAGCGAAGTTGTCTTTAATACAACATGTTAATAACTTTGATGTTATTAATTACTGGGAAGCAATGAACAGAAGATGGGAAATAATCACTGATGAACTTAAAATGGGTTTTGTTTTTAGAGCTTTTAATCTTAAAAGTAACCAATTCGAAGTTGTTACTAAATTATTAAGTGACAGCCTTTTTTGTCCTGGAATTAGTGTTATTGGAAAATTAAGTATGATACCCATGCTCACCGTTCACTCTATTCCTGAATATTTGGATCATTGGTTTCGAACAGACGATTTTTCTAGTGATAACTTTTTGTCTTTCATTCGGTTTGGAGAAATCACTGTTCCTAAATGGAAAAAGGTAGTTGTGCAATTTTATTTGAGGCAAGTTTTTAGCAGAGTTAGGACTAAAGTGTTAATAGCTAATACTGATGTAGATTATTGGTATTCTCTGTTTATGCAAACTTTGATATTTGAGAGTATGTTACGAACAAAAACTTTGATCAAAAAGATACTGAATTCTTAATGTCTCGTCGGGGTGGTCTTTCATGTTCTTATTGTAGGTGGAATCTCAGACATGTGTCAAGGTCCAAATGCAGCTGATGTC